AAAATAGGCAGCGTACGTTGTAGCATCCTTCTAGTCCACTGTTTGTAAAAAATACTTTCATATTATAGGTTGCTTAGTGCTTGCTCAATTTTCTTGGCGACCAATTCTTCAATCTTCTTGTTTATCATGTCGTCTATCTTGCTGGTCTTAGGGCCTTCTACTGCCATTTCTATTGCTGGTGCTTGTCCTGTGCTAACTGGAGGCGGTACATACTCTTCTTCTGCTGGTTTGATAACCTGCTTAGTCCGAGGGTTGATGATGTCCCCTGCTGGATTTATTCTCACACTTTCTTTTCTTATGTTTGGTGATATTACTGTCGTCATTTAAATTGTTTCCCGTTTTGCCTCCTATACCTCAAACGGGAGTGGCTAGGAGGCAAACAATTAGTTATTAATTGGTTAGTTCGCTGATCGGATCCATACACCTGCGTTATCTCGGTTCTCAACAACACCATAGAGCAAGTCTGCGGTTGTAAGAGTAGAAAGATATTCAGGTACATAGTTAGATTGAACACGAACTCCATAACGTCCTGTCATAGAAGAGCCTAGTGAGCCACCGCCACCTAATGGTGAGGTTGCAAAGTGTAGAGCGTCTTTGTGAGCAAGTGCGCCTGATCGTCCAACTGTTCCAGAAATATATTGAATGTTTGCTGAAACGAATACTGGAATACCATATAGAGTCGCCTTTGGAGTCTTCGCTGTAGGATCGTTAACTGGAGAGTTAACAGCCAAGCTAAACTTATCAAGGTTTTGTATTTGCTTCCAAAACACGTTTGGATGCACGAAGAATGCAACGTCTGAAGTGGTATCAATACCAACTTCTTCAAGAGCTGCAATAGCTGCTCGGATTTCAGAGTCAGCAAGAGAAGTTGTTGATGCTCCAACAGCAGTGCTGAAGTTATCAAACAATTCTGCAAGTGCTACTTCCAATTTCTTAGCGATAGTGTAACCAGCGTTCTTAGCATACTTAGCTTGTATGTAGTAAGAATGCTTTACCTGTGCGTTTTCACGATCTTCGATAGCAAATGACACTTCATACCACTGGTCTACTGTAAGCGTAACTTTAGTATCAGTTGGTGCTGTTACTGTTACAGCTGTAGCGTTAGACTTAACAGCGGCTGACATTTCTGTCATGTTAGGAGTGTAAAGAGCTGAACCTCCTTCAGATAGCTCGGAAGAGCGGTCTGTGAAGAAGTCTGCTAGCATCAACTTCAATTTAAAGAAGTCATTGATGCGGTCTCCCCATAATAGGGGGATTGACTGGGCTAGAGTTGTCGAGCTAGCCGAGCCGGTAGGAAAAGTACCCATATATATTGTCGACTAATACCTTATTTTTTAATATTAGTTTATAAGCCCAGAACTTTCTTAAATGCCTCTTGATGTTCCTCTTCGGACATACCTGGTCTGACTAAGGTTGATTCTTGCGATTCACCAGAGCCTTTAGAAGCACCGAGTTTAGCTTTTTCCTTTCGCTTCTCTTCTTTCAGAGTGTTCTGATAGGAGAGAAACAAAGGGTCTTTTATTGCTTCCGGGAGGCTAATACCTAAACCCTTCGCAACAATTTTAGCCTTATCGATTTCTTTATCTGATAGTCCCCGAGCAATCAGTTTGAGTTCTTCTGAAAGTTGCGGGTCGTTGTTAATGTTTTGAGATTGAGCTTGAGCGTCCCTAAATGCTTTAAGGTCTGCTTCTGCTTTTTTGGCTCTTGCGAATACTTGAGTGTATTGCTTTTTAGGCACTACCTCTTCTTCGATAACCACAGTCTCCTCTTGACTGTTTTCGTTGCTGTTGGTAGCTTCCTCACCCTCTGTATTTGTGTCTACAGCGACATCTTCGTCTTGTTCAGACATAGATTATTTGATGGTTTGTGCCTCACATCTGGCGTTAAGTTGGTTTATGGATTTCCAACATCCTAGTTTAGAGACATTTCGGTCGTAGATTAGTAGTTCCTAGTTGGCATTCTTCCTCCGGTTACCTTGCTCCAAAAGGTTTCATGCGCTACTTTCTCTTTCTTTGGTGCTTTTTTAGCTTTCTTTTTCATTTATCGTGCTTCATTCTTTACTTCTTTGACCTCCGACTTTGAGGCAAATAATGTTTCTAAATTATCAAAGGCTTTTTCAATAGTTTCTTTAGCGTCTGCAAATCCACTAGCATCTTCTCTATTACCAAGTTTCTGTAAGGCTTCTACTTGCAAGAACTCCAATAGATATGCTTTGACATCGTGTCGCATACCCTCATTTAAGAAGAAGTCTTTTAAAGCACTAGGCACTTGGTTTTTTATTCCCATAAGTTTCTGTTGTCTTATGGCACTTATTACATAATGTTCGGCCGTTATCTATTGCAAATCTAAGTTCAGGATATTGAGAAAAGGTCTTAATGTGGTCGGCTTCGATGTCTCCTTTTTGGTTACACCAAATACAGGTAAAGTTATCTCGTGTAAAAACAGCTTTTCTCCAAAGTTTGTATTCCAAAGATTTCCTAATAGCTAAATGGACTGGGTATATTCCCCCTTTCCAATTCCAATGTTTATCACCTGATTGATATGGAGATTTAATCCCTTTATTCCACGCCTCTCTACCTTTCATTGCTTCACTCCTTTTTGGGTAATGTTTACCTAAGTGAGCCTGGGAGATATTTTTTCTTCCTTGTTCTGACATCTTCCACTTTTTACCTCTTCTGGCCTCAGACATTTTCAGCCTTGTCTCTAAAGAAACTTTATGTCCTTTCTTGAATTGTGTGGCTGTGTTTTGCATTATGGTGTTGTTTGAGCTGTAGCTTGTAAACTTAATGGGCTTGGTGTTGGTGTTTGAGTCTGCATCATGGCGTTCTGCTCCATAGTTTCAGCGTCTTTCTTAGCCTTTTCATTCATTGCTCCAACTATGTTTATAGGGGAAATTCCAGCTCCTGAAAGCTCGATAATCTTCTGTAGAAGCTGTGAAGCTACAGGGTCGGTTGATAGGGCTGGGTTAGAAGCGTAAGTAACTAGAATGTTGTTTAGGCTTTCAAGTGTTGCTGCTTTATTCCTCTGTTCACCGGTTACGTTGACTGTTACTTTTACTTTTAGGTTCTTATAGAAGTCTTTAGGGATCTGAATAAACCTCTGGCTCTTGGTCTGTTTGATAAACTCATCATAGTTTTCAATCCAGCCATCGTATTCTTCTTGAGTTACCATCTTGCCTGAAAGAATCTGGTCAATAGCTCTTTGGTTAGCTTCTTTAGCAGTAAACTTATCGTCTATGTCCTTCAATTCTTCTGGTGAGAAGTCATAAGCTAAGATATGTTCCCGGTTTAACTTAGAAGCAAGGTAAGGCATAACCCAGTCCTCTATGATTTCAGTTATGAAAATACCCATCTCTTGCTGTAAAGTCTTAAACACGTTATTTGATTGCTGTAAAACTGTAGCTTGTAGTCTAAATGGAGTGCCTGAAGGTGGTGTGTCGCCTCTTTGAGCTGAATATGCACTAGTAGTCTTCTGTAGTTGGTCGTACCATTGAGAGATAAGGTCGTTGTATTGCTGTAATCCTCCACTTGGAAGTAGATTGAGGGCTGTAATAGGCTTGTTCTCTTCAGTTTCAAGGATAGTTCCATCATCAGTTTCAGTAAGCAGGTTACGCCCTTTTAACTTCTTAGAAGCTGATTGACCAATAACCTTAGTGGTGTACTCCATGGCCCTTGCTTGTTTAAGCACAGCGTCATTAGTCCACACTTGAGCTTCTTCGCCTTCTTCCATGACTCCAACACCAAATCCTCTACCAGCTTTAGGCTTGCGAGCTAGGTATTTGTATACTCTTTCGGTGTCATCCTCACAGTAAAGAACCTCATAGGTTTCAAAGGTGTCTTTGGTTCCGCTTTCTACTGGATTGCCTGCAATATAGTAAAGCTGATAGCTAAACTCTCTCTCATCTTTCTTAGAATACTTCTCACCCATTGCCTCCTTGTAGGTTGCCTTGCTAAACTCTCCTCTTACTTCATATACTGGTAGTCTCTTGGATGAACCACCTTTTGCT